TCTGAACATGTAGGCTCAAACCTACAACGCCCACGATAACGATCTGGAGTAATTTTTTGATAACACCGAACAAAAAAAATGATGACTATTTTTAGCATAATTGATATTATTCTTTATTCTTATTTCTTGGTCTTACTATATGTAATAAATCTAGTGTACCATATATTTTAATAATCCAGCAATAGCTAAGATGGTTGCAAAACCAGTTCCCGCTATCCATTTGATTAATTCAAACTTTAATTCAGCAATTGTTTTATCTAATTTTTCATTAGTAACTAAATGGTTCTTTTGCTTTTCTTCAATATCAGTCACAATTGTTGCAATTGCGGTAATTTGCTCATCATTAAATTTAGCGTCTTTTAATTGTTTGATGTAGTCAATAGTGTGCATGGCTTATATCCTCTTTAATAGTTATATTCTACCCTATCATAGCTTTTTTGTCAACAAAAAACCGCCAGTAATTAACTAGCGGTTGATGTAAAACTTATCTTTAAATCCAATGGAAGCCTTTAGCCAGCATCCCACCGACAGTAACCACAACTGCAACACCTGTCCATGCGGTAAATTTCAGAGTTTCATATCTGATTTTCTCAATAGCAAGATTCAAATCTTTTTTTGTTACTAATTCATTAACCTGTAGCTCTTGTTTCAGCTCTGATTTTACTTCAGCGACAACCTGTTCAAGTCGCTTAGCCTGAACTTCTGCTTGTTTATCGGTAAAGCCAGCTTCTTTTAGCTCATGGATGTAATCGACTATAGATGATACGTTTGTCATTAACAACTCCTTTTTATTCTAGTATTTTACATTACGTCTGGGAGGTTGTCAATTTTTTACTACCAATAAAAAACCACTTATGATAGAGAACTAGTTATCTTTTGTAAAGTTACTTTTGTAAATATTCGAAATAGCCTCAAGAAATTTATCATCTTTGTTATTAAATAAATATTTGAGCATAATCGTAACCAGTCCAAATGTTTGAGCAATTACCGCCGTAGAAAAAATTTCAATTACATAATTAGGAAATTTTACAAAAGGACTCATAAATATAAAAACGCTAATTACAACAATCTCTAAAACTATCAAACTGAACAAGACCCCTACAATATTTGTTCTATGCTTGTTATTATTTGTTTCAGTTCGTTCCCAGATTTCCTCAATTTTGTCAATCAAAGACTCATGGTGTTTTAGTTTAGCCTGTTCTTCATTCGTAGCCTTATTCGTCTGTATTTCAGATGTTTTTTTATGACTAAGATCTAATACACCTCTTAAGAAATTACTAAAATCTGCATCATCATTTGACTTAATAGACATAATTTACACTATATATCTTAATTTAAGCTGATTTAGTCTATCCTCAATAGTCATTATTGAAAGCTTAAACTTACCAATAAACGGTTGAAGATATGGAGTACTCAGCGTGTTATAAAATGAAAAAACTTCACTTTCCGGCATTAACAGTTCAAATGCAAAATCCTCTGCATTCTTTGTGTCTATGTCTACGGAGTCAGGTCTGGTAACATATTGGAAACTATATCCATCTAGTGACAAAGATTTAATATTTTGCTTATCAATATATATTTTAATTCTACCAATCTCTCTAGCTAAAACAAAACGTTTCTTCAAGGGGTTCAAAATGCTGTTAATTACTATAGTTGGAGTAAACCCAGTGTTTCTAAGACATATTGTAACTGTTTCGGCTGGTCGAATTACTTCATCCGGATTATTAGTAAAATCTGTTTCATAAACTTCATAGTTTAAATCATTAGCTAACTTATATACATCTATTGGTATTATTAAGTTTTGTTCTTTAAGCAATTGTTTTGCTATTTCATTCGGCGTCATATTTTTATTGCTACTTAAAAAATTAATAGAATATTCTAAATTTATTTAGTTTATAGACTATTTAATAGTGGTTATTTTACTATATACAGACACTTCGATGCGTGATCTTTTAATGCACCGCACATTCATCACTATTCAAATTAATTATTACTACACCACACCATCACCTGATTTACCTGACACGGGTTTACCATCACCATCTTTATACTCTCCAGCCTTATGCTGATGCTCAAGCCATGATTTACCGTTGATGATAACCTCGCCATTCAGGTTGATAGCTTCAGCATTGATGATTGCTTTACCTTTACAGTCTATGGTTAGCTTGTGCGCTTTGCTGTCGTAGCTGATTACCGTACCATCCGGATAGGTGGTTGAATCAATATTTTCATCGCCTTCAGGAGGCAGGTCAACTTCGTTGTAGGTAAAGCCGAGCACTACACCATCCGATAACGATGGTGCGATTAATGCCACGACTGCCTGATCACCGATTTTAGGCAAATTACGTTCGCGGTTACGTGTGCCGCCACCCGTCATAATCGGCAAATCTGAGCTTACTCCATCTTGGTCTGGGAATGTTACCCGACAGGTATGCTTTGCCGCATTAACCGAGTAAACCTCACCCAGTTTAAAGATATTGTTATTTATCATCGGCTAAATCTCCCAAAACACGGTGTGCAGTAAAGCTGGTTCGATAAGAGTTACCAACTGAATGCGTGGTACTCTCAATATAGTAGCGTCCGCTAAACTGTCCATAATCGACAATATCAACGGTAATCCCAGCCATCAATGCCGGATTACCCATCACTTCCCCGCTAATCACCCATTCGCCACGGTTCTTTTTTCTGAGTAGTGCCAGTGCAGTAGTTTCCGCTTCCTTTGCCGAATGAAATTTCTGCCGGATATTTAAAACCTTACCGCCGCCATTAATATTCGCCTGATCCAGATAACTTTTGGTTGTCGTTGGCTCGGGCTTTTTCTTTGCAACAGTAGCTGTTGATTTATGAGCTTTATTTGGCGTATTATGCGCAGCTGTCCATTCTGAATTATCGCTTAAGGTAAATCGAGCTTTTTTGTGACTGACTTTGGCAATATGCGTTTTTTTCTTGGTCGAGTCATAGTATGAGGCTTTAGCTTCCTTATAAAGGTTAAAGCCTTGTGCACCAGCTCGCCGATTATTAATGTCATATTTACTGATTATCAGCTGCGGTGGCTTATTTTCCAGTTCTTCACGGCTTAATACATAAAGCGTATCATCATCAATTTTAAGCATAAAATCATTATCATCCGCAAGCTTGCCTAAGAACTGCAAATCACTCTGCTCGGTCTGATCACAGACATTAAAGTCCACATCATCGCCACTAAAGACCAGCTTCATTTGATTCCGACTAACGATAGCCTCACAAACGGCTTTCAGGGTAGTATGTTCCCATTTACTGGTATTTATGACACGGCGAATATTGGAATTAAAGGTTGATACTGCCTTAATCTCAAATTTATTTGGCGGACCGGATTCAGTCACCAAGTCAATCTCAAAAACTCCACAGTAAAGTTCTTCTTCGCTGTCATTGTCAGACCAGTTATCGCATTTGATGGATACTTCAATCTTATCACCACGTTCCGGCATCCAGTCGCTGACAAACAGCTCGTCGCGGTCATCAATGGTCAAGGTAATATCATCAACCTCGGTGCTGGTCTTATCGTTGAAGCTATAGCTGGTCAAATAAGGTGCGAGATCTGTACTGACATTTTTGCCAGCAATTTTGATCTCGACCTTTGCCCTCCGTGCGGTTTTTGCTGTATCTAACATAGCTACCCTCTTTGCTTCCATGGTGGTAAATTAACCGCACTTTTGCTCGTCACTATCTCAGGGATGGTTAATTCCACTCCAGCATCAAATTTAACAATATTACTGTAACGCTGGTTGGCATCTATCAGCTGATTGGCGTACATTTCAGCCCCCATCATCTTTTTGGCAATGGCATCCCACATATCGCCGTGCCTAGTTGTATAAGTTGTCATTTAATATGCCAATCTTGAATCATACATTTTAGTAAAATTAGCTTGCTGTTCATTTAGTGCCTCCTGAATCATGCCCTTATCAGTATTACCAGTAATATTAAAGGTCTGTACCGGACTATAGCTGATGTTTTGTGCTGCTTTTAATGACGACATCTGTTTTTGTTGCTGGGTTGTCGCTGCTTCCAAATTACCAGCAAAGTTTTTTGGCTGGCTGATTTCATGGTTAATGTCAACATTGAATGATTTACCATCATTACCGTCAAATAACGACTTAACTGCACCGACTACCTTCATTACCGTATCATAAAAACCTGAAAGCATAGACCAGGCTTTTTTTAGCCAGCCGACAAAAGTATCCCAATGAGTACTCACCCAGTAAATCGCGCCACCTAACGCCATGATACCAGTCACTATTCTAACCATTGGATTTGCATTCATCACGACGTTAACAATTCCCTGCCAATAAGCCATCAGCTTGGTTGCCATTGCCGCTCTGGTTTGCAGTGGAATAAACCACAGGAGTATCTTGGCAAACCCACCAAAAAGTCCAGAGCTCAATAACATCACGGTATTAAATACCGAGATCGCAATTCGTGCTGAGGTAAATGCCACTGATAATCCTGCCAGCGCAATCGCCGCTTTACCCATCACCAAAAATGCTTCTTTATGCGCTTCAATATATGGGCGTATCGTTTGGTTTAGCAAGGTATTGACATCTCTTATAACTTCATTGATAGCAGGTAAGAATGTATTCCCGATAGTAATGGCAATTGCTGCCAGATTATTTTTAAAAAGCTGCAATGAGTTTTCTGTAGTTGACGAGCGTGAGGCAAATTCTCTCATCATACTGCCGGAATATTTGCTTTTATCACCTACCAGTTGAATATTGCCAATCACCTCCGGCAAGTTATTCATCAGTCCGGCAATCGGTGCAATTGATTCTTCACCAAAGATTTGCTTTAAAATTGGTGCTTGTTTTTCTGGTGCAAGCTTCTTAATTCGCTGCAGGACATCAATCAATGACTCCATACCGTTTGTCTGCATACTCTTACCAAGTTTAGCCACATTTATACCTAGTACGTCAATTCATCAAATTTAACAAGTTGATTTAATGGTCGGATAAAGTCTTTTCAACTTTATCCG